TTAATGTTGTTAATTGTTTGTTATAGTGCTTGAATTTATTTGTTTTATTTAGTTTTATTTTGTACGGGTGTTGGGGTGTCTATATATAAATGGCTGATATTAAAATAACCTTAAAATTTGATTAAAATTGTTTTTATTAGGTTGTTTATTAATTAGTGTTAGCGTAAATAATAGTTAGTTTTTTTTAGTGAAATAGTTTAGTTTTTTATGTAAATATTAACTTAATAAACTTATCTTTTTATCTTTTTTCATTACTTTTGATAAATTAAAAAACTAAAAAGATAAAAAAAACTAAAAACCATGAAAAAAGAAAATTATTTACCATTTGACCTAGAAACCGCATTGAAACATCCTGAAAGAGTTGTAACGAGGGATGGAAGGAAAGTTTACTATTTTAAACATTTAGATAAAATTATTGGGGACTACCCATTAATTGGTGTTGTTGATGGTAAATTAAGAACTTTTGCATTAACTGGACACGCATACGTTAAGGGTATTGAACCTTACGACCTTTTCCTACTCCCCGAAGTAAAAGAATGTTGGGTGAATATTTATGAATTAAAAGGGAAAGTATTTACAGGGCGGTCTTTTGCAACAAAGATAGAAGCTAAGGAAAATATTTACAATAATGAAAACACCTACATCAAAACCATCCGCATCACAAACGAACCAGAATAATTAAATTAAAAAATAAACTATGAAAGAAGAAATCCTAAAAAAACTAAACTTACACGAAGTTAAAAAATCTAAAGTTGAATCAGACTTGGGTATGCCTAAAAATAGTCTTTCTGCAATGTTAAGTGGGAAGAAAGAAATCCCTTCAAAGTGGGTTAAGCCACTAACCGAATATATTGAAAAGCTAGATAATCCAAATCAACCACAAAAAGAAGCCAAACAAGAGCCTGAAACAGAAAAAGCAGTAGAAAGTACACAAAATGAATTAAAATCCGTAAATAAGGATTATAAACCCGCTTTTATTGAAAGGGAAGTAATAGATAAACTTGTAGCTAAATACGACAACCCTGTTACAGCATTAAAAGATTATACTCAAAATAACATTAAAGATTTTGAATACGAGAAAATAGAAGCGATTACAGGCGATTTAACTATTTTAATTAAAGAAAAGAATCTTGATGTTAAATTATCAGGTGATGCAAATTCTAAATTTGACCAATTATTAAAACAATTCAATTCATTAGTTGATTTAACTGATAAACCAAAAGATATTAAGTTAAAACTTGAACAAATAAAAGAAACCTCTAAAAACTCAAACCTAACACCAAGACAAACCGATGCAATAATTGACCGTTGTAATAACCAACTTGAAAACAAATACAACACTTCAAAACATTCCTTAAAATTAAGTTAAAACCACAAAATCACATTAATTATATTAAATTAATAAATTAGTTTTGTGTTATGGATTTAGAAAATGAAATATGGATAGATATACCTGATTACGAAGGATTGTATCAATTATCTAATCTTGGTTATGTAAAAAGCACTAGACATGGCAAAGAAAGAATATTAAAAGCGGGTACTGATAGACATGGTTATTTATACGTTATTTTGTGTAAAAACGGTAAAACAGCATATAAATCAGTTCATCGTTTGGTTTATGAATCATTTAATGGCAAGACTAATTTATCAGTAGACCACATTGTAGAATGTAATAAAACAGACAATCGTTTGTGTAATTTACAAGCTATAACGCAGCGAAAAAACGTTTCTAAGTACAAAATGACATTAAAAAAATCTAGTCAGTACACAGGCGTTTGTTGGAATAATAAACATAAAAAATGGCAAGCAAGTATTCGGATAAATGGGAAACCAAATAATCTAGGTTTATTTATTAATGAAATAGACGCAGCAGAAGCATATCAAAATAAATTAAAACAAATTACCTAAAACCAATCAAACAAAAGTTATGTCACAATTTGAAGGTAATAAAATAATAGCATTATATATGGGCGAAGATGTGCCATATAAGTCTACAAAGATTAATGGTAGCCGAATAACTACATTTCTACCTCCTAGTAAAATATCATACAAAGAATGGGCTAATGTTGATTTAAATTATCATAAATCATTTGACGCATTAATCCCTGTTGCTAAAAAACTACATGAAGAATCAAAATATAAGTCATTAAACTTTGATAAAGGGATGGTTGATTTTGATATTAACACACTTTGGGAAAGTGTTGTTGATTATATACAATGGCTAAATAACAATTAGCCCCTAAAACCAATCAAACAAAATGAAATTCATTATCACATCTGAACAAAAAGAACAATTCACTTTTGACGGTAAAAGTCTAGGTGTAGGCACTAAAAGAGCTATTTTTTACAATAAAAAACTAGGTAAGAAAAGGAATTATCGGCAAGATTATGAATCTCCCTCAAAAGGGATGGTTTTATTGACTTTTTTAGATTACGAAAAAGCCAATAATCATGCAACCGCTGTCAATGATATATATAATGATGATTTTGTAGTTGAGCAAATTTAAATATCTAAACAAAATGACTAGGGCTAAAATTGAATCACTAAAAAAGTTTGCTCCAATATATTTTGGCGGTATTCCAATAATTCTTCAAAGCAATGTAGGTGGATTTGTTTCATTCACAGTAAAAGATGGAGATTTTCTTACTTCAATAGATAAGGATTCTCCATTAATGCAATTATTTACAGAAGGGGCAATTAGAAAAAGTTTTTCAAAGCATCACGTATCAGATGCATTAATAAAAATAAATCAATAACCAATCAAACATGGAAAAGAATTTAGAATTAAATAAACAATTAACATTTGAAGAAGTAATTAAGCATGGACTTGAAAATGCAGCAAATGTAGTTAATGGAATGCCTTGGAGTTGGAAAATAAATGGGAAGTGTATTACCCATGAAAATGATAACTGCTATATAGTTGAAGTTGCAAAAGAAGGATGGAATTATAAAGAAAGCGAGTATAAGAAATTTAATCTAGGTGATACACTTATTGCTCATGAACATGGTCTACACATATTTCCTCATACTATCTATGATACACACGCCCCTAATGGTTGCCCAATGTAATAGTATGAAGGCAGTAAGATGGTATTACAAACAATATGGTTTAATAAAACTCAAACTCTCAATTAGAAGATATTTTAATAAAAATCAAACATGGAAAAGCAAAAACAGAAAAGTCAAGTTACAAGTTGGATGAATTATATCCTTAATAAACTATTTAAACTAATACCATGACCTACAAAGACGAATTAACTATTAAACTGCAACAATTCGGGATAGAGCCCACTGATTCTATTTTAAGATTTATTGACCTTGAAACAATCCCATTAAAGGCTAAAATATTTGATTTATCCGCAGCCCTATCCAAAGCAGAAACAATAAAACCAGTTGAAGATGTCGCATATATGTTGGATAAGATGGACAAATTTCAATTAGAAGATACTGACTACGATTACAGTAATGTGAATGATGAAATATCCAAAGCAGAAGATAAGGGGGAAGGAGTAGTAAAATTATATTCTGAATCGGCTTTAAAAAAAATGTGGGATAAAGGGGTACAAAGAGGAGATGCAAATTGCGAGTTTGGCGGAGATACATTATTGCCCGATTATAATGAAGTTCTTTTGACAATTAAACCATACACACAACCCACAAATAGCTTGGATGAATTGGAAAGGTGGGTAGGTGAGCAACCGTTAATGATACACACTAATAACTTATTAGCCAAAATCCAAGAACTAAAAACCATTACCACCTAAACCATAAACCATGTACCCCTCAATAAAAGAACGCATCCAACAAAAGACACCTGAAGCGGATAAGGTATTTAAACTAGCTTATATTCGTGAAATTATAGGTTTATGGGAAGTTGAAGAAATAACTTTTAGCAGACTTGTAGAAATACTTAATGAAGATGCGTATAATCACTATAAAAAAGATAACAATGAGAAACCTTATTAAATCACTAGGCTATTGGGTTATTGTTTTTGTTTGTTTGATTTTATGTTTTATTAAATTGATTACCAATGAGTTATGCGAAAAATAAGAAGCCTAAAGAACTTACACAAGAACAACTGTTTGAGTTAATGAAAGAGTTGGAGGGGCTAACTTTTCCGACATTTCTAGAGGATTACACCAATGAATTACAGAAAGAAATAGATAACCCAAGTAATCAACAGTTAGAAATACCGTTTTAATATGAACCTATCTTCAAAATACCACATTAGGAAGCAATATGAGCGTCTTTACTGCAAGATGATGATTTGTAGCTTTCCTAACCCTAAAGTGTCTGAATTAAGCAATTACGAACTATTACAAGCTATTAATGTAAGATTAAAGGATAGTGGCTGTCAAGTGTTTAATGAATATGAAATGTTAGAAATATCAGAAGCAATGGAAGATTAGTATTATATTTGTATTCAAGTTTAGCAGACAAGTCCGTACTCTATCCACCACCTTAAAAAAGTGGTGGTTTTTATTTTAAATTATTAAATATTTTTGAGTTTTTTATTTTGTCTTTGTGCTTTATTTTCTTAAAAACTTCTTTTGGCTCTATTACCTTAGATGGGTTTGCTAAATGTGCTTCATTTATTCTTTCTGAAATTGTTTTTGTCCCGATATTCAAATTGTGCTGCTTTTTATGGCAATTATTACACAAGGTAATTAAATCATCTATTTTGTAATCAAACGGGTAAATATCGCCTTTATATTCTTTATGGTGAACTTCTAGGTTTTTATTGCTGCCGCATTTTTTACAATAAAAATAATCCCTTTTTAATACCTGTTTCCTTTTTTCGTACCATTCGGGTCTTTTAAGCATTTCAGAGTACCATTTTTTTCTGCTTTCGTATGTTTCCCAATCGGGTGAATAGTATTTGTTTTTCATTTTGTTTTATTTAAAAGAAAACCCCCGCATAAAACGGGGGAAAGATTGGCGTATGGGTCTGCTTATCTTGTTTATCAAATATACTAAATCTCTTTTATAATCTTTGATTCTTTGATTTGTATTTTTGTATCTGCTCTATGTAGTAAAGCTATTAGTAATTGTTCTTCTTGACTAGCATCTAAATTTAAAAGTTTTTTAGTATGATTAAACTTAATACTAATTCCATCTTTAAATTCTGTAACAGTTAATATAAGTTCACCCCTTGATTTTTCTTCCCAATTAGGGCTATATGAACGGTATAATGCTAAGTTATCTGTTTCAAATAAATCATAATCATGGTCTAGTTGGGATTCTATTCTTCCACCGCAATGTATTTCGTATTTGTTAATCATTGTTTTCTGTTTGAGTTGTTATTTGATGTAATTTTTCTTTTATTTTATCTTCTACAAAGTTTACTATTTCTATATATACATTACCACTACATTCTAATTGCATTTTTACTGCGTTATCAGCATGAACCACAGTAGTATGATTCATTTTCCAAAAAGAACCAATATTTTTAAATGATTCTGCGGTATGCTTTCTCATTAGATAAAAGTAGCATTGCCTATACCAAACGCAAGGTGTTTCCCTTGTCCTTAGTTTGTATCTTGGGAAATATTCATCAAATATTTCTTTAATTAAGACGCTCATATCATCAGTAAAAGGCTTAGAAGCGTTTTTATCGGGATATAATTCACGGAATTTCAATACCAATATATCCCTTGTTATAAGTATTCTGTTTAGTAAATCACTAAATTCAGACATTTTTATTTCTTCAATACCCTTTTCAGCGTATTCAAAACACTTCTTAATGTGCAATTCTGCGTCTTTTAGTTGTGCGGTTTCCCGTCTCTTTTTAGCACCCATTTTCTTGTTCTTTTAGTAATTTAATTGCGTAATCTTCTAGTTTATCTCTGTTATCTTCATTCATTTGTAAAGCTAAAGCGGTTAGATTAGGTAGGAATAAAGGGTCTTTAGCTACTAATTGATTCATGTAAGCATCCCTACTTGAAGGTGTTAGTGATGTATAAATATCATTTAAACACGATTTAACCTTTCTTACCCATCCGTTTACATTGTTTTTAGCTTGTTGTTTACATTCTATATGGAACGCTTCAAGATAGGTTTTAGATAGGTTTAAGTGGAACAACGCTTTAGTAAGCGGGTGTTCACTGAAATCAACATCTTTCATTTTTAGTTTAGTTTAAAAAAGGTGTGGGCGGCTAAGTAAGTGACAGTTACGAAGCCTAGTCTGTCAAGTTTCAGACCTTTTGCCCACCAAAATTAGTTTTTATTATTTATAATTCTATTAGCTAAGTCTACTGCATTTTCTTGGTCTAATTCTTCTTCTTCTATTTCAATCATAACATTATATGATTCTTCTAATCTATCAATTAAACATGATAAACAATGTTGGTCATGGTATATATCAAATAGGTCACCTCTTTTTTCTGTTATTAAAACATAGTTCTTACTAAATAACAATTTAAACATCCTAACTACCCTTAAATATATACTTTTCATCACTTATTGATTTAAAACAAATGTACTATTTTTAGTCTTATCTATTTGTTAATATCTTAATAAAACAATACAACTGTTCGGTTATTCCGAACTATTCATTTATTTGACTAGCGTATTCCTTAAATAATGTTAAATATTTATGCTTTTATAGATTTATTATATTGTTCTTTGCCAACTCTGTTCATTTCTTTAAAATAACAAATCCTAGAGCAGAACTTAGTATTAATATTACTTGGGCTAAACGATTTTTGACAAAAATTACAACTTTTATCATTTAATATCTTTTCATGCCTAATTAAATTTGATATTCTATTATCATCTTTCATGTGGCATGACCTACATAGCCATTTCCAATCAGAAAATTCTCTTTTATATTCCCCACTTATATTTGCTGCGTCTAATTTCTTATCTTCATTGCAACATTCACATTTTAATGGTTTGGGTAAATGAGTATTTATCCAAGTATGTAACGCATTATAGCTAACACTATCCCCAGTCCATTTTGGGTTATTTTTACCTAATTTAGAGCATCTTATAGAACAATATTTTTTATTTTTATGTTTATTAGTTATTTCTATATCAATACCGCAATTAGCACATTGTTTTATATAAAGTAGTTTAGTTGTTTTCATTTATTAATTTTTCTAGGTGTGAGTAAAACTTAGTTGATTTTTCTTTATCAGTAACAAGTTTAGATAATACATAAAACTTAGCTTTTATATCATCCCAATCAGCAAAATTAACCCATCTATCTATTGATGTATCATCCATTATAGAATGACATCCGCCAAACATTGCTCTTTCCACATAATTCAATGGATGGTATTTAATACTATGAAATTTACTTTTTGGGAAAATATGGCAACAAGAACCACGAAAAAATGTATCATCATATTTTTGTGATTTATTACCACAACCACATTGACAAGTACCTACTAATTTTGACCTAATTAATTTAAACCATTGTTCTTTTTCTAACTTATCTTCTTCTTTTCTAATAGCTTCTATTTCTGCTTCATCCATTACTGAAACACCGCTAGTAAAATCTTCATCCACCTTGTTTATATCAAAAAATCCCGCTTTCTTTTTAGCTTTCTCTAGCCCTTTTACAGTTATTGAACGCCTATCTAAATCAGTACGTTTGTATTGGCATCCTTTACAGTAGCCTAATTTTGTTAATTTATCCGTTCCAAACACAGGTTGGCTATGACAATTACTACACAATCTCATAATTAATTTGATTTAATTTGAAAATAATATCCAACAGTTGCCCTTCCCATTTTTATTGCTTTTGAAACGTTAGTATGGTGAATATTCATTTTTGTTTCAACTTCAAACGCAGTATTAAATTCCCCTATTTTATTTAATTTCAAGTCAAACATTTCTATAACTTTTCTCTTTTTTATTTTATTAGAAACATCTAAACTATTATTCCATATATAACCCATATATGAACTAGACTTTCCGCTTACTGCTTTTGAAATATTACCATTATCAAAATCATTTAAAATTGCAGCTTCTCTTATACTATCATATTCTGCTATGTAATTACCAAGTAAATCAAATTGATAAACTTTAATTTTTACAGAATTACAATGTTCCGTTAGTTTTATTTTTGCATTTTTGTGCATCGGCTTACCTTTTGCATAAGAAACATAATCTTCTTTTTTAGAAGCGTGATTTTTGCTTATATTTTTTTTATGTTCTTCTGTTAATACTTTATTTTTTGCAGAAACAGACATTTTATTTTTAGTGCTTTCACTTCTTTCGTATATTCCCTTAGTAGAACTTTCGCTTATATTATATGATATTTCCTTAATAATTTTACCATTTTCATCTTTTAACATAGTATCAATATAATACTGCTCCCTATCTCTTAATCTTTCTTTTACTAAATACTTATTTTCATTGTATTCAAAATCTATAAATTCCAATATAATAAACCTAAAAGAAGATATACCCAAATTATTTAAATCTTTATTCAATTCTTTATTAGTAGTGTAATTTAAATGGCTATAAAACCTATGTTTTAAATCTACCGTACTACCAATATACTTTTTATTAGTTAATTTATTTTCCCAACAATAAACAACACAAGTTAATTTTTCTTTCATATAATGTAATTTATGCTAAGATACACATTATTTACAACACTACAAATTTCTTTTTAGTTATTATAGTGCTATTGTACATTTTATTTTTCTTTTACCGTAACCAAAACCGTATCCATGAAAAGCTGATTACTCCCATTTGATTTAGCTACTAATGGTAGGTTATGTTCCATTATTAATGCGTTTAATTCGTCTTGCACACGGTTGTTTTGACCGTAAGGTATTTTATAGAAAACCAAACTATCGCTATAAACCATGACATTTACACTAGGATATAAATTAAATAGCGTAGTGAAGTGTTTATCTATTTCCTGTTGTTCCATTTTGCTGCTTTATTTTTAAATAAAAGTAATCGTATATGTGCATCATTAATTCAATCCCATCATTTGTATTTTTAGGAATTATAAAAAGTATAAAATCTAATAGCTTTTCAGCAAAGTACATTCTTAATTCATCAATTAAATCTTTCATTTTACTATTTCTTTTTTAATTACTTTACTATTGTATGTTGAATAATCTTGATTTACTAATGATTGCATATAATCTTTAGCTTCTTCATAATTATTAAAAACAATATAACTATACGAACCATACCCTACCATTTGGTCTACATAAATCCAAAAAAATAAAAACTTTTTCTGAATCCAAAATTCAGAATTACCATTACGCATTGTCTTTTTAACTATTCTATATTTCATTTTAAAGTATTTAAGTATTCGTTAAATAGTTGTTCAGTAGTATACCTTTTATCTTCATTATTAAAACTATCATTATGCGATTGCCATTCACCATCATCTAAAGAACCAAAATAAGGGCTACTAGATTCAATCCAATTTGCAAATCCTATTGCTATATTCTTAGCATAAGCCATTCTATGAAGTAATTCTGATTCACCGTTACCTTCAATTAATTTATCTAATTGTGTTCTCATTTTATTCTTTTTAATTTTTCAGTTTTTATATCAAATACCCATTGTGTAACTTGTCCATTTTTATTAACTTCCATAACACCACCTAACACCCGCAATAATTTATATATCATCTCCCTATTCTTTTCAAACTCTGATACCATGACACAAAATTAATTAAATAATCGGAACTACCAAATTTTTTAAATAAAATATTTATTTTGTTTTGTAATCAAATTGTTTGTAATATTGCACTACACAAAACAATTAAAAATGAAAAAAGAAGAAAAACTAATTGAAGCTATTAAACTTGCTTTAGACGGTAGAACTCAAAGGTGGTTATCATTAAACGCTAAAATACCTGAATCTGAACTGTCTAGGAAAATGAAAGGTAATAAAGAATTTTTAGATTCTGAATTAGAAAGGATTAACGCTTTATTGAAAACAAATTTTACTAATTAGTAATTAAGTTAAAAATGTCTAAAAGATTTACAGATACAGACAGATGGAAGAAGCCCTTTATAAGGTCTTTGGAAGCCCCTTACAAACTCCTTTGGTTTTATATTTGTGATGATTGCGACCATGCGGGGATTTGGCAAGTTGATTTTGATGTTGCTCAAATAAGGATAGGTGAAAAATTTAATTTAGAAGATGCCTTAAATTGTTTTGGAGATAAGGTTATTTCTTTTGATAATGGAACTAAATGGTTTATTCCTTCTTTTATTGAATTTCAGTATGGCGAGTTAAAAGAAAATAATAGGGTACACGATTCAATTATTAAAATTTTAAGGAAATATAATTTACTAGGCAAAGAAAATAAGCCCCTTACAAGCCCTTTGCAAGGGCGTAAGGATATGGATAAGGATAAAGACAAGGATATGGATAAGGAAAAGGATAAAGAAGTTCAAATTCCTAAAAAAGAAGAAATACCGCCAAAAGAAGAATTTTTAGAATATTGCAAGTCTATTTACGATAAGTCGGATAAAAATTTTGAGGACTATAAGTTTTCTGCTGAATTAAAATATGATTCTTGGGTTTTAAATAATTGGAAAGACGGTAACGACACTAAGATTAAAAATTGGAAAAGCAAGGTAAATAACATAATTCCACACTTAGTTGCCAATTCAAAACAGACACCTAAAAAAGCAAATCAACCCTACTTCTAATGCAGAACTACGAACTTTTAGAAAAACTAGAAATTAACTTAAAGAACAAAAGATACGGTTCTTTGAAAACACAATGCCCAAAGTGTAGTCAAGAAAGGAAGAATAAGCAAGATTTATGCTTATCCGTAAATATTGATGAGGGAGTGTACAACTGCCATCATTGTTCTTGGAAAGGAAAGGTTTTTAATAAAATACCCAAGAAAGAATTTTTTACACCACCGCCAAGATTAGAAAAGTTAGAAAAAACAACTATTACTTGGTTTGAAAATGAGCGAAAAATATCAAATAACACGCTTTTAAGGTTTAAAGTAACAGACGGAACGGAATGGATGCCTAAAAATCAAGCAGAAGTGCCTGTAATTTGCTTTAACTACTACCGAGAGGATAAGTTAGTCAATACAAAATTTAGAGCCAAAGGAAAGGACTTTAAATTGATAAAAAACGCAGAACTTATTTTTTACAACTTAGATTCTATTAAAAACGAGGAAAGATGTTACATAGTTGAAGGTGAAATTGATGCGTTAAGTCTGTATGAAGCGGGTATTACAAGTGTAGTTTCAGTACCAAACGGTGCTAGTAAGGGTAGTCAAAAGTTAGAGTATTTAGATAATTGTTGGAAAGATTTTGAAGGAATTAATGAAATAGTCATTTTTACAGATGCAGATGAAGCGGGATACGTACTTAGAGAAGAATTAGCTAGGAGATTAGGAATGGAACGATGCAGAAAGGTAGAATATCCTGAAAACTGTAAAGACGCAAACGAAATTTTAATAAAATACGGGAAAGAAACATTAAAAAATGTTTGTGAAAATATTTCAGGATTCCCAATAGAGGGTATTTTAACGGTTGCAGATGATTTAATAGATGAAATTTATCAGTATTGGGAGAACGGTTATCCAACGGGAATTGAAACAGGTATTCCAAATTTAGACGAACATTTCACCTTAATGGGTGGTCAATTTACAATAATTACAGGTATTCCAAGTTCAGGTAAATCAGAGTTTTTAGACTTTATAGTTGCTTCGGTAGCTAAAAAACATAGGTGGAAGTTTGGTGTTTGTTCTTTTGAAAACCAACCCGCAGCCTTACACGCAACTAAATTAATGGAAAAAATAGGTGGCGGTTCGTTTGCTTTTAGGGCGAATAAAGACCATAGATTAACACAAGCCGCATTTGAACAATCACTTTTAATACTAAACGACCATTTTACATTTGTAAATATCAGGAAAGTAGATGTAACTTTGGATGGTATTTTAGATAAGTTTACCGAATTAGTAAGACAAAAGGGATGTAAGGGGTTTATACTTGACCCTTGGAATTACATTGAAGCGGCTATACCCGCAGGTCAAACAGAAACGCAGTATATTAGCGAATGTTTAACTAAAATAAGAAACTTTTGTCTATTAAATAACGCACATTTGTTTTTAGTAGCCCACCCTACTAAACTAAAAAAAGAAGTAAACGGTAAATATGAGATACCAACAATGTATTCCATTTCAGGTTCGGCACACTTTTTTAATAAAACAGACAATGGGATAGCTATTTATAGAGATTTTGAAACAGGTATAGTTACCGCTTATATTCAAAAGATAAGGTATTCTTGGTTAGGTAAATTAGGTTCAGTAGAATTTACATTTGACACTAATACAAGGCAATATACACCTGTTAATTATGTACCAACAATAGATGTAAATAAATATCACGAACCGAAAAAATTTGATAACGAAAAAGAAACACCTTTTTAAATATTAATAATATGAGTGCTAATAAATTGTGTAGTCAATGTAAGGTAATTAAAGATATTTCGGAATATCATTTAAGAAAAAAGAATGGAAAAACAAGTCAAAGAGCTGAATGTAAAGATTGTTATAGAGAAAATGGTAGAAAAAGGTATAAAAAAAATAAAGAAGTAATTATAGCTAGAAATAAAGTTTATTATGACAAAAACAGAGATAAATTATTAGATTATAGGAAACAATGGAATGAATATAATAAATCATACATAATAGAAAAAAGAAAAGAACGATATAGAAATAATGAAGAAAAGATAAAACTAAAAAGAAAAGAATACTATTATAACAATAAAGAAAAATGCCTTAAATCTGTATCTGATTATAGTAAAAAAAATAAAGAGTATTTATCAAAAAAGAAATTGGAAAGAGAAAGAATTAAGATGAAAACAGACCTTAATTATAAATTATCTAAAAGATTGAGAGGTAGGATAAATATGGCTGTTAAAAATAAGGTAAAGAAAAAATTAAAATCATTTGAATTGATAGGTTGTACCGTTGATTTTCTTATTGAATATTTAGAAAATAAATTTACAGAAGGAATGAGTTGGGATAATTACGGTGATTTTGGGTGGCACATAGACCATATAGTACCATGTGCATCTTTTGATTTAACAGATGAAGAACAACAAAAAAAATGTTTTCATTATACTAATATGCAGCCGTTATGGGCAGTAGATAATTTAAAAAAAGGCAAAAAACTAAACTATGATAAAACTAATTAATTTACAAAGAGATACTTTTTTAGATAATTGGGAAGGAGTTAAAAAAGACAACATACACCCTGAACACTATAAAGGTAAAGTACAACCAATAGATTTAATAGATGCACATGAACTTAATTTTAATCTAGGAAATGTGGTAAAATACTGTTGCCGTCAAGGGAAAAAAGAAAGTGCATTAGATGATTTAAAAAAAGCACAATACTATCTTAATCGTGAAATTCAAAAATTAGAAAACAAATAAACAAAACAATCATGTTAAACAAATCAATTTTAATCGGGAATGTAGGTTCGGATGCTCAAATTAATGTAGTAGGAGAAAGCAATGTCGTGAATTTTAATTTATGTACTACAAAATCTTGGAAAAACGCCAACGGAGAGAAAATGAAAAAAGATACTTGGTTTTCGTGTGCCTATTGGCTTAAAAATACCGCAATAGCACAATACATTAAAAAAGGGAGTTTGTTGTATGTAGAAGGTGAACCCGAAGCGGTAATATACAAAAACAAAGACGGTATTCAAGTAGCACAACTTAAACTTAATGTTTCAGAAATAAAACTACTATCCAAACCACAACAAAGAGATAGTACACCTGAAACAACACCGCAAATTAATGAAACAGGAGACGCCCCGTTTTGATAAAACATTAACAACTAAAACTTGGTAGATACTATAAAACGTATCTACCTTT